TCAGTTCTCACGCGGTGGCTCCGTTCGTGCACGCGGTGGCTCTTCCCAGCCGATGGCTACCAGGCACACGGCTCCGAACGCGCCGAAGATCAGGGCTGCCACCCAGCCCCGGGGGTACTCGCCGAGCGGCCACCACGCCGCCAGGTAGGACATCGCCCAGGGCGTGGTGATCGCCCAGACGGCCAGGTAGCCGGGCCAGTCCCTGCGGGGTGGCAGCCAGGCGCAGATCAGGGCGGTGATGCCGGCCGCCATCCACGCCCCTCCCCAGGCCTCGAGCGGCATGGCCTTGAGCAGCAGGCACAGGCCCCGTTGGTCCGACGGCGGTTGGGCGATCTGCCCGTAGCCGTACAGCGTGGCGATGGTGCCCTTCATGGTGAGGAGCGCACCGCGGCGGCCCAGCCGCCTGCTGAGCTGTCGGGCCGCCGCGCTCCGCATCAGACGCCCTTGGCCAGGCTCGCGCTGTTCTTCGAGCCGAACGCTCTGGCCAGCATGCCCTTGAGTACGGTGCCCGCGGCGGCGATGCCAGCGGCCGCCATCGTCTCCCAGAAGCTGGCGTGGAACATGTCGGCCGGGCCCGCGGCGATGGCCACGCCGCCGGCCGCGACGACCGCGGTGGCCAGGGTGCGCTCCGCCAGGTCGCGCGCGTAGGTCTTGGCGGTCTTCACCACGGTGTCGGCACCGGGCAGGTTGATCTCGGACATGGGACTACCTCACTTCTTCTCGAGCGCGGTGACGCGCTTCTCCAAGGCGGTCAGCCGCTCCTCGACAGTGGGCGGCTTCGGGGCCGGCGGCTTGGGCGCCGACGTCGGGGGCGACCAGCTGGCCGCATGCTTGAGCCGCTCGGCCACGTCCGTGCGCAGCTGAGCCATGGAGAATGTGAACTTGCCGCGGGTGCCGTAGCCCTCCACCGGGCCGCGCGGGTCGACCTTGCCCTCCACGCTGGTCTCCAGGTGGCCGGCCACCGAGCCCGCACCCCAGCCGTGGTGGCGGCAGATCGCCGCGTTGTAACGGACCCACGCGTCGTACTGCTCGCGCGGGTAGACGTCCTTGCCGTCGCCCAGGTTCTCGGTCTCGATCCCGTAGAGCTGGTCGTTGCCGTCGACCGTGCTGGACTTGTCCTGCTTGGGCAGCGTCCTCTCGGCGATGATCGCGGCCATCACGTTCGCGGCGGCCAAGCCCGCGTGGTTGGCGCGGTGGCAGGACACGAGGACCAGGACGCCCGTCTTGGGCAGGAACGCGTGGCACAGCGGGGCGGGCAGCCCGGGCGCTCCGCCCGTCGTCACCGCCTTCAGCGAGTTACTGCCGGCCGTGTGGTGGTTGAGGGATCCGTGCACCGGGCCGAAGGCCTTGCCGGTCGCGGCGTCGCGCCCGCGGGTGGTCCAGCCGTCGAACTCGGTGAAGTGCACGCCCTCTGCCTTCAGCGCAGCACGCCACTGGGCAGGAGTCATCGGATCGGACATGGGTGCTCCAGACATGACGAAAGCCCCGGCCATCGGCACGGGGCGGGCGGGAAGGGCAGGTCAGGTGGCGGTCTCGTAGAAGAGGCCGATGCGGACTTGGTCGCCGGCGGCGTGGGATTCGGGCAGCACCTGGGTGAGGAAGCTGGACCGGGTGTCGGCGACGCCGGACGGGTACGTCGGGAAGAAGCACGAGCACTGGCTGGCAGCGGAGGAGAGGACGACCTGCCCGAGCCAGCGGTTGGTGCCGAGCAACTGCGCCAGGCCGAGGTCGGCGATGCCGGTGCTGGCGGCGGCGAACGGGAGGGAGAAGTTGTAGTTGCCGCTGCCGAAGGTGGTGGTCGAGCCCATGGTCAGCTGGATGTGGACGAAGACCGAGCGGCCGATCTTCATGTACCGGCCGGTGATGGATCCGTTGCCGAGTGAGGGGTTCGTGGTCGACGCGGTCCACGTCGGGGTGTACACCGTCCACGCGCCGAAGAAGGTGTTGAACTGGTCGCGGATCTCCTGGTTCATGGTCGCGGCGGAGACGACCTCGCCGACCACCCAGGTACGGGGAGCGAACGTCATGTCACGCCTCCTCGCTCAGCGGGCCCGGGTCGGGCACCGGGTCGACGGGCCGGTCCGGGTTGTTCGGGTCGTCAGCGTTCCACCAGTTCCGGAGCACCGGCTTGAGGCCGGTGAGGCCGGCTTCCACCGCGGCGACGTCGGTGGGGAACACCAGCGAGGCCCAGCCCCACCCGCATTCGGTGCAGGCGTAGCGGGGGTCCGCCGGGGAGACGACCGCGGCGGACCCGCAAGAGCAGTCGGCGATCCATCGGTTCTGGTTGATCCGCGCGAAGTACACGTCATCGACGCTCTCCTCGGGCGGGGTGACCCGGCGGCCCATCCGGATCTCGTACCAGCGCCACACCCGCTCGGCGGCCGGCACGTCGGCCCAGGCGTCCGCGGGCGCCGGAGGCGGGGGCGTGTAGTAGGTCTCCGCCCTGACAACGGCGATGGGCATGCGGGGCTCCTAGTAGGCGAGGCGGGTGGTGGAGGACAGGACGGAGTAGACCGGGTCGTCCAGCACCCAGACGGAGTCGGTGGTGGTCGCGCTGGTGTGGAACTGGATGACGTGGGACTTCTCGCGGATCGTCTCGGTGTAGCCCTCGATCGTGACCCGCATGGACGAGGCCGGCGCCTGCGACGGCATGGAGGTGACGGAGAAGTACGAGCTGATGTCGGCGTCCAGGACGGCCGAGTAGTTCAGCGTGTACGCCTCCACCGGCACCTCGCGCAGTTCCGGCGCCGGGTCGGCGTAGCGGGAGACCAGCCAGTAGGCGGCGTCCAGCACGCTGTTGTCCGACGTCTTGAGGATGCTCAGCTCCTGCGGGTACGCGCCGTAGGCGAGGACGCTGGCCGGTGCGGTGACGCGCTGGGTGGCGCCGCCTGGGCGTGAGCCGGTGACGTCGTTGACCAGCTTCTGATCGTCGTCCGCCAGCTGCGACTGCCGGGTCTCCAGGTCGGCGTAGGCCACGGTGAAGGCCTCGCCGCTGGGCGCCGGGTTGTAGCGCAGCCCGCGCGATTGGTAGACGAGGCCGTAGGTGGAGCGGGAGGCGAACAGCCGGGCGGACTCGGTGCCCTCCACCTCCCGCATCCGGGACAGGGCGGTGCTGCCGGCCGGGCCCTGCGAGGCGATCGGGTCGTGGACGGTGCCCTGCACCGTGACCGAGGCGATCTGCGCGTACCGGGACAGTCGCTCGATCCGGTCGTCCGCGGTCTCGCCGGAGTAGCCGGTGGTGCCGGCGGTGTAGTGGGCGGCGATGTCCGCGCCGACCGAGCTGACCGCGCCGTACATGGCGACGCCGGCGATGGATCCGTTCCACAGGCGGGTGCCGCGGTAGCCGCCGACGTGCAGGATCCGCTGGTGGTAGCCGTAGACCACGGCGATGGCGGAGTCGATGAGGACGCCGTCCGCCCACACCGCGCCGGTGTACTGGTCGTAGACCACGTGGTGCCAGGACCCGTTCGCGAACGTGGTCGGCCCGGACAGCGGTTCGACGGTGAGGGTGCTGTTGCCGTCGGTGGTCCACTCGATCTGCAGTCCGCCGCTCGCGCCGATGGACAGCACGTGCACGTCGTGGAAGTCGGCGGAGGCCAGGCCCATGATGGCCCGGCCGGTGGTGGTCGTCTGGAACCACGCCTCGAAGATCGGCCAGTTCTCGGTGAGGACCTCTTCCACGGCCGCGCCCATGTCACCGGCCAGGTACTTCCCGTTCGTGGCGGAGGACGGGGCGAAGGCGGGGTAGCTCTCGCCGGTCTCGGCGGGCCCGGTGGCCGACGCCATGGTGAGGCTGCCGCCGCTGCCGGCCTGGGTGATGGCCAGGGAACCGGCGCCGGTACCCGCGATGTCACCGACGCTGGTAGCGGCACTGTCCTCGGTGAGCGGGTAGAACACCACCGGCCCCGGGTTGGTGGCCAGGGTCTCCTGAGCCGCCATGGACCGCAGGGCCGGCTGCTTGTTGAGCTGCTTGAACAGATCCGTACAGGAGACCTGCACGGTCGACGTCAGGCCCTCCCACTCCACCGGCCACTCGTTGACGACGCCGTAGAACCGCGGCTTGACGGTGGCGCCGACCATGTCCCACTCGGCGTAGTCCGCCGTGCCGCCGGTGCGGGTGGCGGCGAACTCCACGGCTACGGATGCCGCCCCGACCCAGGCCGGTGTGGCCGTGGCCCGCAGGGACGTCCAGGTGTAGCCGTCGCCGGACGCTTCCCAGACGGTGGTCCCGCCGTTCTCCCGGACTCGTAGCCACGCGTGGCTGATCGGCGAGTACGTGTACGTGAACGGGGTGGCGTCGGAGAATCCGACCTGGCTCTCAGCGCTGATCTGGTTGGTGACGGCGTTGTACCGCCAGCCCAGCCGGGTGCCGGAGGTGGTGGAGTTGACCCACATCGAGGTGACCGCGGACGACGACCCGTTCACGCCGGGCAGGGTGACCAGCCGGGCGGTGAGCTTGCTGCCGGTCAGCGTCCACTCCCGGGCGGTCTGGAACCCGGACGTCACCCCGACCCCGACGGGCAGCCGCATGCGGCCGTTGACCTCGGAGGCTCCGCCGTAGTTGTTGGGCCACAGCGTGGTGCTGACCCGGTTGTCGTCGAAGTCGTCGCCGAGGGATTCCAGCAGGTAGGGCGCCGACCCGGACCGGGTGGGGGTGAGGGCCACCGCGATCCGGATCGGGGCGTTGCGCCGCACGTAGGGGTAGTAGGGGCTGGCGCTGTTGTTCGGCGTGAACCTGCCGTCGGAGTTGTCGAACGTCAGGGTGGCCGTGCCGGGCTGGGTCTCCGACATTTCGTCGGCTGCGCCCCGGGTGATGGTGACGCCCTGGGCGATGTTGACGTAGTCGGACACGTCCGTCCACGTGATCGTGGCCGGCAGCTGCACCACTCCGCCCCAGCCCATATCGACCAGCAACGGCACGATGACCTCCTTAGGCGAAGCTGTAGCTGGCGCCGCCGCGGCCGCGCCGGTACTTGGCCAGGACCTTGTCCAGCTCACGCGCGGTGGCGTATGGGTCGATGGCTCCGTTGACCGTGATCGTGTACGTGTCGCCCTGTCCGCCGGCGGTCCGGACCGCGGGCCGGCCGAGGATCGGCTGGGTGGCGGCGACCCGCCCGGAGACCACGCCCAGGGCGCGGTCGAGGTGGGGCATGCCGTCGACCAGGCCGCGGGCCAGGCCTTGGGTGGAGTAGGCGCCGAGCTTGGCCATGACGGTGCTCGGGCTCTTGATCCCGAGCGCTTTCTTGATGGCCTTCTCCATGCTCTTGGCCACCTTGACCATCAACTTCTCGATGGCCTTCTGCTGCGACTCCAGGCCCTTCAAGAACCCCTTGCCGGCGTTCTTCCCGGAGTCGTAGAGGATGTCCGCGCCCTTACGCCCGAGCTTGGTGGTCTCGGCGTCGATCGCCTTCTGGCTCTTGTTGATCGCGGAGAACGTGGCCTTGTCGGCGCCAGCCAGTGCGGAGGCGTAGGCGTAGCCGTCGACCGGGCCCATGTCGAGGATCTGCCGCAGCAGGTGCTTGTTCAGCCCGCGCTTGGCCAGCGTGGAGATGAACCTGCTGAACTGCTTGATCTGCGCCAGCTTCTTCGCGAGCCCGGACTTGATGCGGCCGGCCGTGACGTCGGCGGGGTCCATGCCGAGCGCGGACAGCGCGGCCTGGGAGCGGGCGGTCTTCGTCGTGTCGGAGGCGTAGGCCTTGGCAGCCTTGATCTTCTCGATGATCTTGTCGCGCTGGCTGGCGTACTTGTCCAGCTTGGCCGTGTCCTTGCTGACCAGCTTGAGAAGGGCCGTCTCCTTGTGGCCGGAGAACGCCGTCTTGATGTCGTTGGACAGGTCCTTGGCGACAGACTTGATCTTCTCGCGGGAGCCGGTCAGTCCGGCGATGAACCCCTTCCCGACGTCCTTGGCCAGCGCCTTCGTCTTCTTCGACGGCGAGGCGATCTGCAGCTCTGCCTTCACGCCGGTGACGACCGCGGCCGCCATGGTGCGGGCGGCGGCGTCCACGGTGCCGGTGCTGCCGGTCATCCCCTGGGCGAGGCCCGCGGCCACGGCCGAGCCCGCACCGGACATGCCGCTGCCCGAGCCGACCCGGTTGGAGTTGATCGCTTCGAGCAGGGCCCGGTACTTCGACGTCGCCTTGGCGTTGACGACGAACTCACCGTTCGACAGCCACATCGGGATGGAGTCGGACGTGCCGGTACCCGGACCGGCGACGGCTCCGCCACCCGGACCGACCGCGCCACCGGTGGCCATGCGGCCCGCCGAGACGTCGGCGATCCGCCGGCCCTTGTAGGTGTAGAACGTTGTGACGTGGTGGTTCGTGTAGGTGTTGGCGGTCCGCCCGTTCAGGTTGGCCAGGGCCCGGGCGACCGAGCCGATGGAGCCGAGGGCTTGACCGTTCGCCGTGAACACGGCCGTCTTGCCGTTGGGCAATTGCTTGGTCTTCAGGCCGACGGCCTCGAGCGCCTTGATGGCGGCGTTGTTGAGGGTGTCGACCACGACCCGCTTCGCACCAGGCGTCGCCTTGATCGCGGCCTGGACGTCGTGCAGTCCGCTGACCGCGCCTTCCTTCTCCAGCTTGATCGCGGACTTCACCTGCGACGGCGTACCGAGCAGCGTGTTGACGTAGGCCTGCGCCTTGCGCTTGTTGCCGTCGAACGCGTCCGTCGCCAGGCGCATCATCTCGGCGCGCAGCTTGGAGGACTTGCCGCTCATCGACTCGAAGGAGTCACCGGCCGCAATGCCGGTAGCGATCAGCTCATCCTGCGACTTGGCCGCGCTCGACATCGCGTCGCGGTTGGCCCGGCCCTTCTCGGTGTGCTCATCGAGGGTCTTGCCGTTCTTCTTGAACGCCGCCGACAGATCATCGAGCGAGCGGAAGAAGTTCGTCTCGGCGTCGTGCGCCGACCGGTTGACCTCGTTCAGCGCGATGATGCTGGCCCGCAGTCCGTCCGCGCTCAGCTTCTGCGCGTCGAGCTTGGTCTTCGTATCCTGCGCCGCGGCACCGAAGATGCCCATGCCCTGCGCGGCCAGCTTGGCCTCGAGGGCGGCGTCCTTGACCCCTTCGTTGTAGTCCTTGAGGTACTTGGTCGGGATGTGGATGCCCTGCTTGGCCAGCAGGTCCAGCGCCTGACGGGCGGTGTCCAGGCCCTTGTTCTTGGCGATCTCGTTGACCGCCGAGCCGAGGTCGCGCAGGTGGTTGGTCACCGCCGTGGACGACGACGCCGTGTCACTCCACGCGCCGCCACCGGTCTTGAGACCGTGGACGAACTTGTCCCAGCCGGACGCCGTGTTGTCGGTCTCCTCGAGCAATCCCTTCTGCGCCTTGCGCAGGTCATCGATCACCGAGGAGTCGATGCGGCCCTTGGTCAGTCCGTCCTGCAGGGAGCGAGCCAGGTCGTCCACGCTGACCTTGGCGTCCTTGCCCACCTTGTTCAGCTGCGAGATGGCCAGCACGATCCCGGCGATGGCGGCACCGATGATGCCGAGCTTCATGCCGCGCGAGAGCGCACCGAACCCGGCGGTGAGCCGGGCCAGTCCACCTGTCGCGCCGGCTGCGGCCGTCCGCACCGTGCCGATCTGCGTGATGAACCCGGCGACCGCGGTGCGTCCCGCCGCCATGCCCAGCGCGGCAGCCTTGGTGACCTTCATCGCGAGGGCCAGCTGCAGGTAGGCGGAGATCGCGCCCGGCGGTACGGCAGACGCCAGGCGTGCGATGACCTCGACCGTCTGCAGGAGACTGACACCCACGCCGCTGCCCGCGTGAATCACGTTGACGAGGACGGTGGCGACGCTGCGCAGGATGCTGGAGACGGTGGGGCCCTGGGCACGCGCGTAGTCCATGAACTCGCGGACGGGGCCGCCGACGCTGCCGCCGTCGCTGACCCGCAGGAAGTGCACCAGCTCGTTGTTGAGGTTGCGCAGGGTCTTCTCGGCGAACCCGGTGAACTTGGCGTTCATCGCGTCCAGGCCGGGGCTGGCCATCTCGCCACCGAGGATGGTGAGGAACCGGTCGGCCTCGTGCGACGCGGCCTTGACCAGGCCGTTCGTCTTGGGCAGCAGGGCGTTAACCAGCTGCACGCCCTTGGTGAAGGGCTTCATCGTGTCGCCGGCCAACGAGTCCGACCACTGCTTGAAGTTGTCCTTGAGGACGCCGACGGCGGCTGCGGCTTTGCGGGTGGCTGGCGGCAGCTCGGCGAACTTCTGCGCCATGGCAGCCTGAGCCTGGGCGGCCTCCGCTGAGCTGGCCCCGCTCTTGGAGACCGCGTCGTCGTAGGCCTTCTGCGCGGCCGACGCCTCGCTGAGCGCGGCGACCTGCGGGCCGATGGCGGCAGCCATCGCGGCCATGGCCACGCCCACCGTCATGGCGCCGGCGGCGAGCGGGGCGAGGGAGGCTGCGGCCGGGATGGCGGCGGGCCACAGCATCTTGGTGACCTTGACCAGCTCTTCCATGGCGCTCGACTGGTCGTCGGCCGCCGTGGTCGTGGTGGTCATCGTGCGGGTCAGGTCGGGCAGTCCATCGCCCATCTGCCGCTGCGCGTCGGCCACGGAGATGAAACGGCCGCGAAGGTCGCGCAGCCTGCCGTCGGCGTCCCGGGTGAAGGTGGTCACCGAGCCGCTGCCGCTGCGGGAGGCGTCGGCTAGGCGGCGGGCCAGGCGGTCCGCGTTGTCGCCGGCGCCGTCCAGCACGCGCGACAGGTCGTCGCGTCCGGCGAGGACAAAGACCATCCCGGGCATCACGAACCCCCCTCTGCCTGTTGGGCTGCCTGGTGCTGGTCAATCCAGGCGCACAGGCTGTAGAAGTCGGCGACGGTCAGCTGGTCGACCGACGCCGGCGGGATGTGGAGGAGGTGGGCGAAGAGTCCGAGGTAGATGCCTCGGGCGTGCTCGATGTCGGGCTCGGGCTCGGGTCCTCGCTGCTCGCTGTCTCCTCCGGAGCGGGCTCGGTCTCGGGCTCGGCTTTTGGGCCGGCGAGCCTCTCGGCGATCCGGGCCCGCGTGCGCTCCGGGTTCATGGAGATGTCGGGCAGGTGCGACTGCAGGAGGTCGGCCACTTCCTCGGCGGTGTCGCCGGCCTCGGCCACGCGGAACGCGTTGTCGATGTAGTTGTCCACCTCGCGGTCGTCCATGACCGTGGTCATCTCGTTGACGCCGGGGTCGAACTCTCCGAACCGCAGGGACGGCTGGGCCCTCTTCTTTAGCACCCAGATGATGCCGCGCATGGCGTCCAGGTCGTCGCGGTCCAGGCCGGAGGCGATCTCCTGCCACTTCATGTCGACGGTGCGCTGCACGATCGAGGCCTCGGAGACGCGCAGGGTGGAGGCGTCGTAGTGCTCGGGCTCGCCCCCGGCGGGGGTGTAGACGACGATCAAGGGGTGCTCCTATTCGAGGTGTCGTCGCACGTCGTTGACGACGCGCTCGACTTCACGGGTGATGCGAGGTGTGTGGTCCCGGACGGTCTTGTCCCACCAGCCGGCGTCGGCCCACTGAGTGGCCCACCGGCGGCGGTTGCCGAAGACCGGGTGCCGAATGCGGCCTTCGTTGATGACGTCCGGCATCCGCTTGAGGTCGGCGGGCAGAGCGCCCTTGTCGACCCAGACCCGGGCGCCCGGATCGCCGGACGTGCGGACCGAGATGCGGATGGCGTTGGCGATGGTCGCGCGCAGCGGGCGGGTGGTCGGTGACGGACCGCCCCGCCGGCCGCCGGCCCGGCCCTGCGAGCTGATATTCAGGGTGCGGATCTTGTCCTGCAGATCGCTCTTCAGCGGCTCGGCCGCACGGCGGATGCGCCGCTGCATGCTGGCGCGGATGTTCTCGTGACCGGCCCGGCGCAGCCGCCGCTGAAGTTCGAGCAGCTGGCCGGTACCGATGATGCGGACGCTCCCGGCCACGACGGTCTCAGACCGCGGTGTCGGTACTGATGTACTCGATCTTGACCGGGTTGGTCCCGTCGTACAGCGCGGTGAAGTTGAACGACGGCTTGACCACGCCGAACCCGTCCACGACGGGCGGGCCCTCGTCCAGCTTCACGGCCGGCAGGGTGATCCGGAACGTGTCGAAGTACGTGCTGGCGATGTTGGCTCCGACGAACTCCCACACCAGGGACGTCGCGGCGTCGGAAGTGTGCAGGTCGTCCAGCGTGGTGGCGACGTAGTCCGTCTCCAGCGTGCCGGTGATCTTCACCTGGTCGTTGGCGATGGGCTCCTTCTTCAGGGCCGCCTGGTTCGCGTAGAACCGCTCCACATCCTGCGGCCGCTCCACCTTCACGGACACCTTGCGAATGCCGTCCAGTGCAGTCTCCGCACCGTAGGTACCGGTCTTCAGCGCCATCTGCCCGAAGTGGAACGGGGCCATGTTGCTGTACGACGCGGCCGCCAACGTCTGCCCCTCGTCACAGTCCTTGCCGTCGAACTCGAACGAGCCGGTGAGCATGCCGCCGACCTCGCAGGAGAACTCACCCGACGTCACCTTGCAGCCGAGGAACGTCTTGTCGGTGACGGTGCCGGTGGTGAGCGGCACCCCCTTCTGGATCGTGAGCGACTTGCCCGCGGTGTCCGCGAGGGTGTGCGTCTGCAGGTAGGCCGTGGTCGCTCCCTGCTGCACCGGGGTGACGGTCGTCCCCATCAGCGCCTGCAGCAGCAGCCCCATCGACTTGTTGGTGACCTCCAGGTCGATGGACCCGGAGACCTCCTTGCGCGTGAGGACGCGCCTCGAGGACAGCGCCAGCAAACGGCCGGCCGCGATCCCCGCGGACTGAGCCGTGGTCTTCTTCAGGACCAGGCTCTCCTTGGTGAACTCGATGAACTTCGCGGGCGCCACGAAGGTGCCGTAGGTCGTCTCGGCCGCAATGCCCAGTTGGGCGCCGAGTCCGGATCCGATCGCCATGGATCAGCCCTCGTCCTTCTGCGGCCGGGCCGCGGTCTTCTTCTTCGAGCCGGGCTCTTCGATCGGCTCCCAGTTCGCGGTCTGGCAGACGTAGCCCTCGAACCGGTCGTCCGGGACTTCGATGACCTCGTCCGGCTCGACGGTCCGGCCGTTCAGTTCGGGCACAGTGACCGGCTCGTGCCCCAGGTAGCGCACACGCGCCATGGTGTTCTCCTCGTGGTGTGGATCAGATACGGGCTCGGCAGGACACCGTGAAAGCGAGTCCGGCGACGGTTCCTTCGACTACGACCTGCTGCAGGTTGCCGGTGGTGAGGTGGGCCCACAGCACCGTGCCGTTCAGGGTCGGCGCGGTAGGAGCCGCGTCGGTGGCGCGCAAGGCAGCCTCCACGGCGCCGACCAGCTCGAACACGCGGGCACGCGGGATGGCCATGTCCTTGTCGCCCCGCCGGGATTCGGCGTAGCAGGCGATCTCGAAATCCTCGTCCCGGGTCCGGGCGCCCGCGGCGTTGAACCCCTGGGTGAGCGACACCGCCGCGTCGGCGCCCGGCTGCCACCCGACCAGGACGATGTCCCGCTCGGTGGCGTTCGTGGACTCGGGACCGTCAACGATGCGCACGCCGTCCAGGGCGGGAGCCGCCCGGAGGATGGACAGCAGCGAGTCCACCGCCGCGGGAACGCGGGAGGTGACCATCTACGCCACCCCCGGCGGCAGCTTGAACGGCTCCAGCAGCTGCAGCACCCGGTTGGGCACCGCGTAGCCGAAGCCGGGGATCGGGTCGGTCACCGACCAGTCGTCGGCCCCGCCCACCGCTACCCGCGTCGCCCCGTACTGGGTACGCCACAGGTGCTGCAGCAGGATCAGCGCGGCCAGCTTCATCGTCGGCGGCACCTCGGATCTGCCCGCCGTGTACGTCACCGTGTACGCCCCGGGCGGGAAGTAGCAGCCGTCCAGCCGGGCGACCGTTCCCGCCGATCCGTTCACCGCGAGGGTGTCGGTGGGGTAGCTGATCGAGCCGCCACCCACCGGCCCGCTCAGTGACGTCACCGCCACCAGCGGAGGGTGCAGCACGGACAGGGCGGGGCCACCGCCGGAGACGGTGTCGGTGATGACCCGCTGTTCGACCACGCCGACGTAGCCCTCGATGACCGCGTCCAGTGAGTCGATGTACAGGTGCAGTTCGGCGTCGTGGCTGCCGCCGTCGATGTCGAGCTGCCTCTTCGCTTCCTCCAGCGTCACCAGCGCCATGGCCGCTCCCTTCCCTGCTACTGGCCGCGCGGGGCGGGCTTGCGGCGTGCGGGCTTACGAGAGACTGTCTCGGCTCTGGCCGGGCTCTCAGGCGTCTCCACGGGCGCGGTGCGCACCATCTCGGCCCGCACGCCGTCCGCCCACTTCGCTGCCTCGGGGCCGGGCAGGTCGACTACCTGCCCGGCATGCCACTCGAAGCCGGCACCCGCGACGCTGCACAGCACGCGGATGCGTGCCATCAGTCGCCCAGGCCCTGGTGGCGCTGCTGGACCTCGGCCGCGGCCTGTGCTTTGGCCCGCTCGATCGCCTTGTCCTGGGCGTCCTTGAGCGCCTTGACCTCGGCGTCCGGCTCGCTGCTGCCCTCGTCGCCCTGCCCGGAGGTGACGCCGCGCGCGGCGACGTCGACCGCGGACGCGGCCTGCTCGGCGAGCTGCTTCTCGGCGGCGGCCACGGCCGTCGCCTTGTCGCCGATGAACTCCGGGTTGATCTGGTCCATCGACCCGTCGGCGCGGCGCGAGGCCATGACGATGCGGTCGTGGTCGCCGTGCTCGGCCGCTGCCGGGCTGGGCGTGTCCTGCAGGACCCCGCTGTCCGCCGGGGTCTCCTTCTTCTGGCTGGTCGCCATGTCGGCGTCCTTTCGTTGGATGGTCCGGTGGAGGCGGATCAGGTGGCGGAGTTCTTGTAGGCCTTGTAGGCGGCCGTGTCCTGCGGCGTGGCGTCGGAGCGGGCGAACGCGAGGAACCCGACCTGCAGGTAGTCCGCGTACCGCTCGGCCAGGCGCAGCATCTGCACGTCCGTGACGTCGCGGATCAGGTAGCCGGCGAAGAAGTCGCCGAACAGGATGGACTTGGCGTTGGCCGCCATGACCGGCATGTCCTGGTTGACGGTGTACTTGTAGCCGAGCAGTCCGTCCGGGACGCCGACCTGCACGGACGGCTCCCACAGCGGGCGGTTCTGTCCGTCCTTCAGCTTCCGTGCGGCGCCCAGGGTGGCGTCGTTGAGCATGAACCCGGCCCGGCCGCTGTTGCGGTAGGCGGGGTCCACGGAGTGGATCAGGTCGATGAGGTCGTCGTAGGTGACCGACGTGGTCTGGCCGGTCGCGCCGGTCTTGCCGACGACGGCGTTGGTCTGCACGCCCTCCGGCTGGGAGGACCCGGTGCCGGTGGTGAAGTGGGCGTTCTGCGCGCGGCCGATGCGCCGGCCGAGGACGCCTGCCAGCCACGACTCCAGGTTGAACGCGGAGTCGTTGAGCAGCTGCAGGGAGACCCGCACCAGCTTCGACGTGTACATGTACGCGCCGACGTCGTTGGTGCCGATGGTCACGTCCTGCTCGGTGACCTGGGTGTTCTCGCCGAGGATGGCGCCGACGTTGGCGGTGTCGTCGTTCGTCGGCCACGGCAGGGTCGCGCCGGTGTCGGTGGTGATGACCTCGGCGACGTCCCGCATCGAGCTGTAGAACTTCATCGTCTCGATGAGCTGGGCCCGGAACGGGGCGGGCACCATGTAGCCGCCGGCCGCGCCGGTGGCCACGCCGGCGGCGCGCAGCTCCTTGCCGTCGACCCAGCCGGACCGCAGCGTGGTGCGCTCCTCGCTGGTCAGGTCGGTGGAGCCGTCGCGCATCCACGAGCGCCAGGCGTTGGTGTAGGCCTCGGCGCGGTCGGGGCCGCCGTGGCGCTCCTCGTCGTTGTCCCGGGTGGTCTCGATGACCTGGGAGTAGTCGACGTTGGACAGGCGGGCGTGGCGCTCCTCGCGCTCGATGTCCGCGCTCAGGCGCTCGACGTCGGCGAGGGCGGCGTCCCAGGCGGACCGGTCCTCGGCGGTCAGGTCCGTCTCGGTGGCCGCGCGGTCCTGGAACTCGCGGGCCTTGTTCCAGGCGCTGGCACGCTGGTCCAGCAGGGTCTGCAGGGTGGGCATTGTGCCTCCAGCACAAGCGGCCCCGTGCCGTGTCGGCAGGGGCTGGGGATGGGATGTGGGTGCGTCTACCGCGCCAGGCGGTAGCGGGCGGCGAGCAGTTCCATCTGCCGCGCCTGACGGATCCCAGTGGTCTTTCCCGGCTGGGTTGCGTCGGAGCCGCGAGTGGCCGTGGCCGGCTCGTGGCGGAAGTCGAGAAGCTCGGGCCGGTGGGCGGCCCGGCGGTCGAATGCGTCGGCGTCACCGCGGGCGGCGAGCGCCATGCCCACGGAGCGCAGTGCGGCGTCGGTTCCCTCGTAGGCGGGGAAGGTGACGGCGCTGACCTCGAAGAGCTGCACCTCGCGGATGATGCGCAGCTCGGCCTCCATGTCGCCCTCGGAGGTCTGGACGCTGACCGTCTGCCAGTCGTCCTTGACGGTGCGGAACCCGAACGACATGCCGGTGACGTTCTTGTTCTCCAGGTTCACGACCAGGTCGGCGACGTAGGACAGGCGGCTGTCCAGGTCGGCGTCCACGGCGAGGCCGGCCTCGTCCTGCGACAGGCGCAGCGAACCGGCCGACACCCGGGAGACGACCAGCCTGGTGTCGTGGTCGACCAGGAAGCGGGCGTCCCCTTCGGCCAGGGTCTTGGTGAACGCGCCCGGCGCGATCTCCTCGAAGAACCCCCAGGTCAGGGGGTTGCCGATCGCGGTTCGGTCGCCGAACACCGCGGCGTGGCCGGCGAAGCCGCGCGTGGCCTGGTCGTCTCCGGCCGCGCGCAGCTGCACCCCGGCCGTGGCCAGGGTGAGGTCGCGGCGTTCCTCATTCCTGTCGTGCATCGTCGCCGCCTTCCTGCGGTGGCTCGGGGGTGAGCAGTCGATGCGCGGCCGCCAGGTGCTGAGCGGCGCGCGCGGCTCGGTCGTCCGGAGCGCTGTCCGCTGCCGGCGCGGTCGGTGTGGTCGGGTCGGTGCCCAGCGGCGCCATGTACAGCGGCTGCAGGTGCATGCCGCCCTCGGTCCCGCCGATCGGGGTGAGGTCCTCGAGGTCGCGGATGTCGTCCGCGGAGAACGCGCCGGTGTCCCGCATCGCCCGGTAGAACGTGGCCCGGGCTGCGGAGTCGCCGCGCAGCAGGCCGCCGAGCTGGTACTTGGCGTACTGGCCGTCCGTCAGCAGTTCCTTCTGGACGCGCTGTTCGGTCGGTGTCAGCCACGTCGGGGCCAGGTCCCAGGTGACGAAGCCCTGTGCCTGCTGCTCAAGGCCGGTGCCCCAGCTGGTGGACTTCTGCGTCTCCATCAGCAGGAACAGCGGCACGCCGAACATGCGGGCCACCTCAACGACCTGGAACTGCCGCGACTCCAGGAACTGGCTGTCCCGGTAGGGCATCGTGACCGGCTGGAAGCTGGCGCCGGAGTCCAGGACGGCCACGTCGTGCGCGGCCTGGTGGCCGGACAGCTTCGCCTTCCACGACGCCTTGAGCTGGTCGGCCTGCTCCTTGTTCAGGCGCTGCTCGGTCTGCAGCACCCCGGAGATCATGTTGCCCGAGCCGTACAGCCGTGCTGCGGCCTTCTCTGCCGCCAGCCCCAGGCCGATGCCCTCGGCCGCGGCGCGGATCGGCGAGCAGCCGGTAATCCCGTCGTAGCCCAGCGCGGGCAGGTGCAGGATCTCCCGGGAGGTGCGGCGCTGCCGTACCCCGCTGTCGTCCTGAATCCAGAACACCTTGCCGCCCGGGTTGTCCGCGCTCGGCGGCTCCCGGTCGACCTTCACCCGGTCCGGGCGGATCGGCCACAGCTGCACGACCTGCCCGCCGCCGTTGCGGACCTTCTGCAGGTAGGCGTTGCCCCACAGCAGCCGGTGCACGTACACCAGCCGCCACAGCTCGAAGCGGGTCAGCTCGGGGTGCGGGTCCTCCAGCAGCGGCACAGAGGTGCGGTTGCGGGAGCCGGCGGCGTAGGTGTGCAGCGGCAGGGCGGCCGCCACGTTGGCGATGACGGACACCGACCGCCACACCGCCGGCATGTGCAGGCTGCCGGTCTCGCTGACCGGCACACCCGCCTGACCGGCCGAGCCGCCGAGCAGGCTGGTTAGGCTGGCGGAGGTGAGCGGCACCGCGGGGTTCTCCACGGAGCGGCGTTCGAAGAGGCCGAAGAGACTCACTGCCCGGCCCCCTTACGCTGCACGCTCGGAGGCTTGGCCAGCATCTTCTCCACGGCCACCACGCCCATCAGGCCGGCCAGGATGAACGCGGCCGGTACGTAGACGAGTGAGACCCCGTAGACGACCGCCAGCAGGGACAGGACTTCCAGTGCGGTCAACGCGACTGTCTTCACCACAGGTTCGGCGCCCCTCCCTGTTCCTCGACCTCGGCGCCGAGCCCCCACTTGGCGAGGGTGGCTGCGACCAGCGGACTGATGTCGACGGACACGATCCGGCGCGCCCACGCCCACGCGTCCCCCAACGGTCGCTTCTGTGCGCCAGCCAGCGCCGTAGCGAGTGGCGCCTGATCCAGATGGGAGAGGGTCTGCTCGGTGACGGCGTCGTAGAACTGGCCACAGGCAGCGGCAACCTCACGCCCCTTAGGCTGCACGATGGTGATGCCCAGGCCCTTCTCCTCGTCCTCCAGGTCGGCGATGAGCGACCCGGCCGGACCTGCTCCGTCGATGACCCAGCACCGCGGCTTCCACTTGGCGTGCAGCTCCCTGGCCCGCTCCAGGATCCAGCCGGTCCCCGGCCGGTGGTCGACCACCTCGACGTGTACGCCGCCCCGCCACTCGCCAGCCACGCAGATTGCGGCGTGCGACCGCTCCGGGGTCATGTCGATGGCGAAGGCCACCGGGTCACTGGGCGACGACTCAGCGGCCGCCAGCGCCCGCCATGCGTCCTCGCCGATGACCTGCCACGTGTCCGCCTCATCAGCGGGGTACTCGCCAACACCGAGCCGCTCCCGGGCATAGCCGTCACGGCTCAGGGTGGACCGCTCGTTGGCCACCCTCTGCAGGGTGAGGCGGTAGCCGACAGCCGGGTTGGACTTCAGCACGGCCTCATCGGACGCCGGGTCATCGTGCTCGGTGCAGCCCTGCGGACACTCATCGACGTGCGGGTCAGCCGACCACTCGAAGTAGGCCAGGCTCGGATCCGGTGTGCCCGCCTCGATCGCGGCGTGCGCGCGGCGCCGCAGCCGGCCGAGCTGGACGGACGGGCCTCCGATGCCAGCGCTGCCGAGGTACCAAATCTGCGGGTCATCGACGGCCGCCATCGTCGGCAGCAAGGCGTCCATCGCATCGTCACCGAGGATCATGTCTTCGTCGAGGATGTTGCAGTGGCCCGTGAAGCCGCGGCCGCTGCCCTTGCTCCTCGCGATGAACCGGAGCACCTGCCCGGTGTGCAGTTCGATGCCCTCTTCGCCCACGGTCTGCCGATAGGTCTTCACGCGTTTGTGCAGGTCAGGGCATCCTCGGATGAGGCGCTCGATCCGCTTGAACGCGTTCTTCGCCGTCTTGAACTCGTGGGCGCTGTGGAGGATCAGCTCCTCGCCGCCGATGAAGAGGCCCCACAGCTCGCGGGCCTCGATGATGCCGCCCTTGCCGTTCTGCCGGGGGACGTTGACGCAGACCTCGAACGATGCCCAACTGCCGTCCGGCCGTTCGCCCATGCCCACGCGAAGGACGTGTTGCTGCCACGGGTCCAGGTGCAGCCCAGCCTTCCGCGCGAGGTCGATGGCTTCCTGCCCGGCGCTGGACGCCGAGGGCGGCGCGATCTCGATCGGCGGCGTCTGCCAGCCGTACACGGGGCCGTCAGCCACTGGCGGACTGCTCGCGAGCAGCTGCTCGGCGCTTGGCTCGCTGCTCAGCAATGTCATCTACGGCGTCCCCCTTGGAGTCGACTGGTGCCAGCTTGCGGAGGTCGGCCATGATCGAGCGCAGCTCGCGGGCGCCGACCGCCTTGGCCGTGGGGGCGTCCGTACCGGCGATGGCCTGCGCGAGGTCGAGGGCGACGGCCGCCATGCCGGGCGACGTTTCGTGGGCGTGAAGATCGTTAAGCTCGTCGGTGATCTTGTCGACCACGCTCATGATCGCCTCCCACTAAAACGCTCGAACCAAGTTCGCGGGAATAGCGGCCGTCACACAGTGTGACGCTACGGAGAGTGACGCCACTAAAACACTCGAACTGAGTTCGGCGGATTAGGCTTCCAAAATCGCCGCGCAAAAAATCGGGCGACAAGGGCGTTTGGGTCGCCCGGGAAGGCCCTGAAGTTTTGATCCACTCCCTGGGCCGGCAGCCGCGAGGCCTCACGCGAGGTGACTGGCGATCACCAGGCGCGGGAGGCCTGAGGCATGGCCGGCTGGGGCAGTCTGTGCCGGGCGTTGTACCAGCGGGTCGCCACGCGTTCCATCTCGGGGCTACGCATGGCTGCGATGCGCTGCATGACGATCTCCCGCCCCGGGTCGACCGCGACGATGCGAGCGTTGAGCCGCTTGTACCGCGCCAGCGCGCGGCCGTTGGGCATCGTGTGGATGAGATAGACGTCGACCTCGTGGCATAGCTGATAGGCCTCATCCATGGCGGCGTAGCGAGCACGGTGCGCTACCCGTAGCTGGGCTGGGTCCTGGTTCCACGCCGGGGCACCGGGCCCGGACAGTGCGCGGGTGATCAGGTCCAGGTCGATGACGATGTCACGCGCTGTTGCGTGCGCCTGGATCCAGCTGGACTTACCCGCCGCTGGTGGTCCAGTCACTACGTACAGCACCGTTCACCACCTCCGTGAGGCTCGCTGCGGTGCGACCTTCGGCTGTGTGGTGCGGTTGCCGCGGGCGGAGTTGCACCGTCGGTGAGCCGAGCGCGCGTTGGCCGGGTCGAGCAGGCTGCCGCCTCGCGAGAGGGGGACCAGGTGGTCGAGGGTGAAGCTGAACGGATGACGCGCGTCGAGGTCGTAGCCGATCTCGTGGCCGCAGACCCAGCACGGCAGCCGCTGAGCACGGAGCCAGGCGCACAGCCGGCGGTACGGCCTGCCGTTGCGGGGGTTGCCGGCCACGGCGCCTCCATGGTCAGGCGGGCTCGGGCCCGATGTTCTCCAGCCGCACGCGCCACGGGTAGTCGGGGTAGGCGTAGACCTTGGACGAGGAGTCGGAGCTGGAGCCTTGGTGGACCAGCGCGATGGTGACGAGGCCGCTGCCGTCGATGTGGCCGGCGCTGACGGTGAACATCTCGTCGCCGGTGACGTAGCTGAACGACAGGCTCGGGTACATCGCGGGGTGCCCCTGCGTCAGCGGCGAGCTGCTGCCTGACCCTGCGTATACGGCGATCGCTCCGGTGTCGCTGAGCATGGCCCAGTCCAGGAAGTGGGAGCCGACGCGCATGGAGGCGCCGGACAACCGGATCCTGTCGCCCGAGGTGGCGGCGATGGACGCCTGCAGCTTGGTGCCGGCCGAGGTCTGGACGATGGCCCACGACCCGGCAGCTGGCAGGCCGCTCAGGTTGTCGTTGGTGACGCGCACGGTGGCGGTCCGGATGGAGGAGCCGCCCCCGCCGGCCGGGCCGGTGGCACCCGTGTCCCCCTTCGGACCCTGGGGGCCGGTCGCTCCGGTCGCTCCGGTGGCGCCGACCGGGCCCACGAGCGAGGCAAGCCACTCGGTGATGGTGCCGCTGAACCCGTTGAGCACGGCGAGTTCGTAGGCGCTCTTGCCGGGCGGGCCGCTGCCGTCTCCGCCGCCGATGGGGATGCCGTTGAGTGGCCAGGCGCCGGACGCCTTGGGCCCGTACATGGTGGCGCTGACGGGGTAGGCGGCGGTGTCGACGTAGTAGTCGCCGTTGGTGCCGAGCGAGCTGGAGGGCGTGCCGACGCCGGAGAGGACCGCGTTGCCTCGAGGCCCGGTGACGACGACGTACTCACCGGAGGACGGCGCGGTCGGCGCGACGTCGGCGAGGTCGACGGTGGGCGCCGCGGCAGGCAGGGACAGCGCGTAGGTCCGGCCGCTTGCGTCGTCCCACCGTTCGGTGACGCGGTACGTCCAGCCGGTGGGCGTGACGTCGGAGTCGTCGGTGGCGAGCAGCGTGGCGGTGACGGCGCCGTTGCTGTCGAGCGTGCCGAGGACGATCGTGCCCAGGGACGCCGAGGTGAGGATGGCCGGCTCGGGCCGGAAGACGAGCGAGCCCTTGAGCGGGGCGCCGCCGGGGTGGAGGTAGGTGCCGGTGACGGTGACCGTGGAGAGGCCGGGCGGCAGTGCCATGGTCGCCCCCTTGTCTGGCGTCGGGCTTGGAGTCCGCCGCCAGGCGCCGAGCACCCGTGGGGCTACCTCAAGCCCCGGGCGCCGGACGGCGGACGTCTGCGTGCCGCCGCCAGCTCTGGGGCGTCGGCGTCTACGGCTCGTCGTCCAACGAGTCGATCATCTTCTGCTTGTCGAAGTTGCCGTCCTTGTCGGTCCAGCCCAGATGGTCCAGGGCGGCGTCCAGGACCAGGGCGTCGTAGTCGTCGGCGCGAACCTCGTTGCAGGCTGCCGGGCGGCCCTTGCCTTCGCGGTCGCCTTGCGCGGCCAGGGCGCTTCTGCAGCCCTTGACGATGTCGTCGTAGGACGGCTGGGCGAGCCAGTAGGCGAGGCCGGCGATGAGCGCGACGACGGTGACGGCTGCGGCGGTGATGAGGGTGGTTTTTCGGCTCACGGTGTCCCCCGGGGTGCGGATGCTCGGAGGGGCATCATGCGCCGAGTGGAGGCGGCGTGGAGGCGGTGTGGCCGTCTTGTGACGCTCAATGGCGAAGCCCCGGCGGGTAGTCCGCGCCGGGGCTTCGGGAGTGTCTGGGGTGCCGCGTGAGGGCACAGTTGTACACCGGGATCGTGACACGCGTCTGACCTGCGGTCAAGCGGCCTTCATGGCAGCCCGTTTGCTGGCGAGCGTGTAGACGTCGGCGGCCGCGTACCAGGGCTGGCGCGGGCTTCCACCTGACCGCTGCAGTTGGCCGCGGCGGACGAGCTGGCGGACACCGGCGAGGCCGACGCCGAGGAGCTGCGCCGTCTGGTGCGCAGTGAGGTGGCCTGGCCGGATGTTGAGCGACTCCATGGGGCCAGTGTGACTCAGGGGAGGTTGCCGCAGGGGTCCCAAGGCGAGGCGATCGGCGTGCCGCCCTCACAACCGCTTGGGTAAGCCGTGAGCCAGTCGTCCTCGTCCGTGTCTGGAACGCTCACCGGTGCGTCAGAGGGAATCGCGGGTGCTGCCGTAGGGGCTGGCCTGCTGGTCCAGTGATCGAGGTACCCGTGTTCCTCACCGCAGGCGTTCCACGGCGGCGACAAGACGGTGCCGTCCTTACACACTGCGGTCGAGCCGTGGGTCGACTCTGGCTCTTCGGGGCCGGCGGCAAGCGTGTAACCGATACCGATGGCCACCGCGATAACGAACAGCACCAGGCCAACGAGCTTCAGCCCAACGAGGGCCTTGATGATGCTCTCCATGGCCCAATGATGGGGCAGTGAGTGACGCCACAACAGACTCGGGAAGGCCGTCTGATGGAGCCTTGCGGGCTCTTGGTAACGGCCTCACTGCCTCACTTGATTGCCGTTTGCGCTGATCAACGCCAGTGAGGTGGGGCAGTGACCTTCGCAGTGAAAAGTCACTGCCCACTGCCGGGTCACTGTGCCTCGGCGAGCTCCTCCGCGCGCTGCTCCAGGGCCCGCTCGACGCTCTCCAGCTTGACGACCGGGTAGCCGTCGAGGGTGCCGGGCTGCTCGCCGTACTCGGCCAGCAGGGCCTTGAGGCGGCCGCCGGTCCAGTGCTCGTACACCGCGTGGTTGCGGGCCTTGAGCCGGTGCAGGACCTCGGTGGTCCGTACTCGCTTCTCCTGGCCGATAACGGCGGCGAGGTCGGCGAGGTGGTCGGTCGGCTGGACGACCTCTAGCTTGTGGACGGTGGCGACGGCCTCGCGGCGGGCCTTGGCCCGGGCGGTGAGCGTCAGGGCGTCCTCGCCGGAGATGAAGTGCGTGCGGACGGTCACGGAGGACTGGCCGGTCTCCAGCGGGATGCCCTCGCCGGCGACGACCAGGACGCCGCGGTCGTGGCCGCGGCGCAGCTTGTGTGGGGCCGCGCCAGCGTCGACGGGCGCCTCGCCGAGCGCCATCTTGGCCTGGGACTCGGTGCCGAGGACCAGCGAGCCACGGATGTGGTTGCCCTCGCGGGACCGCTTGGGCAGGTTCTCGTCGGTGGGGTCCTGAGTGCCCTCCCAGATGGTGACGTTCACGGCCCGCCCCTGGTCGTGGATCATCTTCACGGCCCGGAAGTAGCGGCTGGTGGCCTTGGCGCCGCCGTAGGGCCGCCCGTCGGGGCCCTTGGCGCCGCAGCCGTAGGCGACCTGCGCCTCGTCCACGATGAGGACGACGGGCCGGAACCGCGGGTCGGTGCGGGCCATCTCCCTGGTGACGCCGTCGGTGGCGCCGGACTCTTCCAGCAGGGCGATGCGCTTCTGCATCTCCTCGACGCCCCACTCGACCATGTCGACGGCCTGGCCGACGTGCGTGTCCGTCGGCCCTTGGATGAGGACCTTGGCGAGGCCGTCGAACGGCCTCCAGTCGCCTACGCCCTTGAGGTCGGCGATGTAGAAGTCCACGACCACGTCGAACGCGAGCCACAGGGCGAGCGCGCGCAGCGAGGCGGTCTTGCCCTGGTTGGACAGGCCGGTCAGCAGGATGTGCCGCTGGAAGACGCTCACGCCGACGGCGTCGCCGCGCAGGTTCTGCCCCCAGGGCGCGCTGCCGGTGTAGTAGTCGGCGCTGGCGTCCTCCTCGGCCAGCAGCGGGGACGGGCCGATCGGCTCATCGAGGGCGCCGCTGTCGGCGATCCACAGGCGGACCGTGCGCGGCTGCGGCGGGATGGTGATGAACACCTCGTGCTCGTGCCGGTTGAGGTTCTCGGCGAGCTTGCGGCGCCGGCTCTGGATCTCCTCGGTGGAGACGCCGGAGGGCAGGTGGACGTCGACCTCCACACCGCAGCCGGCCGGGCGGATGACGCCGAGCATGGCGGCGCCGACGTCCCCCATGCCCTCGATGGCCTTGCGCAGGGCGGAGATGCCCAGGTCACGGAAGGCGGTGACGACGACGGACGGGGTGATGGGCCCGCCCAGGTCGCGGGCGCGGACGGGCAGGGCCCACTGCGGGGCGGTGTGCCGGTGCTGGCCGACGGCCCAGACCGCGGCGAGGCCGAGCCAGGGGGCGATGGCCAGGCCCGGGCCCCAGACCACGCCGGCGAGGAAGGAGACCCAGCCGACCAGGTCGGCGACGGTCTCGAAGGGCGAGGCGACGGCGCGGATGTCGTGCTCGGCCCAGGCGAGCATGATGCCGATCATGAGCAGGACGCCGGCGCCGCCGGTGGCCCCGTAGGCGACGGCCTTGGGTGCGTGGATCGCCAGCTGCAGCAGGTCCATGCGCCGCTTGTGCCGGGCGGCCCGGTAGGACTGCTCGCGCTGCTCCCACTCCTTCACCTCGTCCATGAGGCCGGCGGCTTCGGCGGCGCGGATCATCCGCTGGTACCGGGACGCGGTCCGGCCGTCCCAGACGCGGCGTCCGACGACGCGCGTCCCGCCGAGGACGTAGGACCCGTGGCGGACGGCGAGGCGTCCTGCGGTGCGGACGCGGTCGTCCTGGAGGGCGGCGCGGGCGATGCGCCGGTAGCGGGCGCGGCGCCGTTCGGGACGCCGTTCGGACGGGGCGGACGCGGGTGCGTCCTGGGCGTCCGGCGGGGTGTCCTCTTCCGGCTTGATGAGGGTGACGGTCATGCTGTTCTCTCCGGTCGTTCGTGAGGGCGGTCCGGGGCCCGGGGGCGGCGCCTGCTTGACGGTCGGACGCCGTCCCCGGGGTGCAGCTACTTGCGTCCGCGGGCGTCCTCGCGGGCCTGTGCCTTCTCTCGGATCCGGTCGGCCTGCCGCTCCAGCGCGGCCGTCGGCTTGCCGTAGGCCCGCCGCTTCTCGATGCGGATACCGAGCGCGATGATCTGCGCCGCCTCGCGGACGGTGTACGGGTCGTGCTTGGAGAGCGGCATCAGCGGTCTCCCTGCTTGCTCACGTGCTCACGGCCGTAGTGCTCGGCCGCGGGCCGGCTGCGCAGGGCGTAGCCCTTGGCGCCGCAGGCGCACAGCCAGGAGTACGTGTAGCGGCCGTAGGGCCCGCCGTTGTTGTGGTGCTCGGGCAGGATGGTGATCCGGTGCTTCATGCTCAGCGTCCTTTCGTGTAGTCGCGCCACATGGCGCGGAGGATGAGCAGGCAGGCGGTGGCGCAGACGCCGCCGATGGCGGCCGCGACGGCGACGATGGCGACGGCCGCAGCGAACAAGGCGCCGACCAGGCCGACGGAGACGACCACGCCCCCGATGACCACCCACTTCTTCGCGTCGAACTCCTGCCGGACCGGGGCCGGCGGCTGCGGCGGCTGCTGGGCCAGCTGCTGCGCGGCGACGACGGCGGCCACGATCTGCGCGACGTCGACGGTGTTGGCGGCGGCCTCCCGGGCGGCGGCCTCCGCCTTCTCAAGGGCGTCGCTCATCGCGCCCACCTCCGGACGCGCCGGGCGATGGCAGGACGCGATAGGACGCCGAGGCCGAACGCGAGGACGGCGGGCTGGGTGAGGGCGGACAGAGTGTCGGCGGTGAGCGACAGCGCGGGCGTCCACAGCAGGACCATGGCCAGCAGGACGCCGAACAGGATCGCCTTCACGAGGGCACCCCCACGTAGAACTTGGGCAGCTGCTCGGGGTGGAAAAGGTTGCGTCCGGCCGCGTCCTTGGAGTGGACGGGGAGGCGTCCGTCGGCCACCCAGTTGCGGACGGTGGACGGCTTGATGCCGTAGAAGCCGGCGACGTCGTTGGACGTCATCAGGGGAGGCTCAGGACGGGGTCCGTCCTCGGCGTCCTCTCCCGTCCCGGCCTCCAGCTCCAGCGCCCGGGCGGCGTCCTGCGGTTCGTCCCGCTCCAGCGTCACGGTCGGCACCGGGCAGGCGACGATCGGCAGCAGCCGCGCCCCGGCCGGGACCACGTCCGGGGCCGGGCGGCGCTTCGGGACGGCCCGGGACGCGGGGGCGTCCTCTGCGTCCGGGGCGTCCGGCGGGCTGGCCGCGAGGTGCAGCAGGTGTCCGACGACGGCCGGCGGGACCAGGCTGGTGACGGCAATCAGCAGCGGCTGGTCGGCGACCACGTGGCCCGTGCTGATGAGGTGGCTGACCACCTGGGCGGCCATGGCAAGGCCGAGGGCGAGGCAGGCACCGATGATGGCGGACCAGCGTCCTCGGTCGCCGGGGCGGCGGGTGGAGGCGACGGCGGCCGCGATGCCCGCGTAGGCGGAGAGAACGACCGGCATGCCGTAGGTGAAGGGGTCGTCCCACCCGGCGGTGCGGGCCAGGTGGTACTCGCCGGGCGCGCACATGAGCAGGGCGACACCGAGGACGACGGGGCGGCCGCCGGCGGTGAGGCCACGCACCCACAGCGGGGCGGCCGTGCGTCGGCCAGCCGCGGCGGGGCGGCGGAACCAGCGGGCAAGGGTTTTGCGGACGCGAGTCACCGGCCACCGCCAGTAAGGAGGTCGGCCAGGCCGTGACCGAGGGTGCGGAGTTCGGCGGCGGCCTGCTCGAGCGCGTCGGCCAGCTGCTCCACCCCAGCCGGGGTGTACGAGCCAGTGAAGCTGCCCTCTTCCACGTACAGGGTCAGGTCGCGTGGGGCCCGCTGGGCGTAGGGCGACTGGGCGAGCATCGCCTGCAGCACCTGCACGCCGTTGATCTCGATGGTGTGCTCGGGCCCGTAGTGCGTGATGTCCGGCTTGAACTGCGCCTCGTCGGTGCGATGGCCGGTGCACCAGTCGGGCTCGTCGATCTCCAGCGCCTTGGCGACGAGCAGGCTGACGACGGCGATACGGGGTTCGGTGCTCACCGGGGCACCGCCTTGCGGATGGTGCCGGTGACGCCGGCGGTGGTGGCGCGCACGGTGATGGTGCGGCCGCCGTCGCGGCGGATGAAGCCCGCGGCGATGAGGCGCCGAGCGGGGCTGACCTGCACGCACGGGGGCGCGCTAAGGTTCTGCTGGTCCATGACGAGGTCCGATCTCGTTCAGTGGGCAAGTGGCCAGGTGTTCCAGCACCTGGTTGCGGCAGGGGTCGGGCGGCGCGCGCGCCTCGGGTGTTCCACCACCCGGGAGCTGTCGTCCGGCCCCGCTTCTATTCGGTTGTCGGGTACTTCTTGATCGCGTTGCTGACAGCGGTGTAGCTCTTGCCGACCGCCTTTGCGACGGCGTAGACGCTGCCGAGTTCGGCCTTGCCGTCGGCGAGAGCCTTGGCCCGTCGCTTGGCGGCTTCGAGTAGCTGTGACTGGAGCTGTTCCACCAGCTCGTCCTCACGCCGGAACCGAACCCGCCAGGGTTCTTCGGTCACAACGGCGACAGTATCACAGGGGGGTGTGATAGTCACGAGGTCACGCCCTGGAAGTGCTGCAGCCGTATCCAGTCCAGCCCCGTCTCGTACACGTACCGGCACCACTGGCACTGGACCCGGGTCTGCCCGGGCAGGCGCGAGATCACCGCCCCGCACACCACGCCCTCGGCCGACACCGCGACGCAGGTGCCGAGCCGCTGCCGCCGCGGCGCCGGGTCACCGACGACCGAGCGGGCCATCGTCTCCAGCTCGCCCACCTCGCGGGCCAGCTCGCCGGCCGCCGGGTAGCGGACGGCGATCCACTCCAGCTCCATCGCCAACCACCGGCAGTCGGCGGCGAACGGTGCCGGTGCCGGCGCCCCGTGCTGCGGCCACCGCTCGCGCTGGACGTCGACCCGCCACAGGCGCACCACCTCGGCGGCGCGGCCCCAGTTCACCGTGTCCAGGATGTCCTCGTTCAGTGGAGAGCGAGGGCCGGCCGCGCTCTTCGTCGCGACGATGTCGCCCCAGCCGGACCGGCGAGGCACCAGGCAGGCGCCGACCTCCGAGTAGAGGGTGGGCAGTTCGGCAAGCTGCCGGGCCAGCCGGACCGTGTGCCGCTCGCACAGGTACCGGCCAGCCGCGGCCTCGCCGCACAGCTCGCATGCGCTCACGACACCTGCTCCGCGTCCCTCGGCGGGGCTTCGGTAGAGGGCAGGTCCCTCGTGCAGTACCAGGCGGTCCGCACGCCGTCGCCGCCCTGCCGTTCGATCTTCCACTCGGCTGGCTTCCTGCAGGACGGGCGGCACGGCCGCGTCAGACTGTCCGAGACGGCCGGGTCAATCGGCCACCCACCGACACGCCAGGTCGCGGTAACCGCGTCCTGGCCGTCCTGCCACTCCCAGGCCGCGGACGTCGCGTTGGCCATCACCGGGTCCCCGTCCGCCGCTGCAGCTGGTACAGGCGCAGGCTGCTGTAGTACCGGTCGGCGGCCGCACGCCGGCGTGCGAGTCGGCTTGCCTCCAGGTCGCGGCGGTCGTCGCGTGCGTTCCAGAAGGCGTGCAGCCAGGTCGTAAGCACGGCGCCGTAGGACGCGCCGCAGATGAGGATCTGGATCTCGTTGTCGGTCATGGGGCTCTCTCCCTGCTTAGAAGGGGGGCTCGTCGGAGTAGCCGGCGCCCTGCGGAGCGGGCTGCTGTTGGGCGGGCTGGTTGCCCCAGCCGCCGCCCTGCGGCTGGCCGTTGGCCGGACGGGCGCCCGCCCAAGGGTCTGCGTTCGGCGCACCCCCCTGCCGCTGGCCGCCCCCGGCCGGGTTCTTCTCGACCTTGGCGGTGGCGCGGGCGAGGCTCGGCCCGACCTCGTCGACGTCCAGCTCGTACACCGTGCGCTTCACCTGCTCGCGGTCCTCGTAGCTGCGCTGCTTGAGGCGGCCCTGCACGATGACCCGGGTGCCGCGGGCGAGGGACTCGGCGACGTTCTCGGCGGCCTGCCGCCACACCGAGCAGGTGAGGAACAGGGACTCGCCGTCCTTCCACTCGTTCGTCTGGCGGTCGAAGACGCGCGGGGTGGAGGCGATGCGGAACTTGGCGACGGCTGCGCCGGCCGGGGTGTAGCGGAGCTCGGGGTCGTCGACCAGGTTGCCGACGACGGTGATGACGGTTTCGCCTGCCATGGCGGTCTCCTTCTGTGGTGTGCTGGACGGGAGGCCGGGCCCGATACCCGCGGGCCCGGCCGGGGTGCGTGCGCGGATCAGGCGTGGTCCTCGTAGATCGCGCCGGTGAGGATGTCCTCCGCCATGGACGTGATGACATCCCGACGGGTGAGAGCCCCCTGCACGGTGGGCGCGGGGTAGTCGGCGGGCAGGTCCCGTTCGACGGCGTCGACGACATCGCTGGTCTTGAAGGTGATGCCGGTGTGCGCCGCGAGCCCGGCGACCTGCTCCGCTGCCCGGTGGGTGCGCTCGATCAGGTCCATGGCGAGTGCCTCGTGGTTCATCTGTCAGTTCTCCTCGGGGGTGTCGTTCACAGGGGTCCCGGCGGAACCTCTGTCGTCTCCGCCCGTGCGGGCGGAAGCCTGCCGGGCGAGCTTCTGTGCGTGGCGGGCGGCGAGGCCGCGCTGCCGGGCCGCTGCGAGGACCGCGCGCCGGCGCTTGGCCGCTTCGGCGCGGGCCCGGGCGGCGGCGATCTTCTCGGCGACGACGTCGTCGACGTTCATCGCGCGGGCCGGATGGTGTTGAGGACGGGCATTGGGTCTCCTCCTGCTGTGGCTGTGGTGACCTCGTCCTCGTCCCGGGGTGTTGGGACAACCCCTCCTGTGTGACCTCGTCCTCGTCCCACCTAAAGAAGTGGGACGAGGGACGAGGTCTCACTCACCTCGTCCGGACGAGGTGAGGACGAGGTCGGGACGAGGTCAAGCGGCGGGCTGTTCGGATACGGATTGAGAGGGGTTCGGAAGGGAGTGGAGCGTCGAGTTCCGGGGGCCGGGTGCGGCAGCGATATGCCCGCTGTCGATCAGCTCGGCGACGGCTCGGCGGACGTCGGCGGCCCGGCCGGTGACGCGGTCCTCGATGCCCTTGCCAGTCAGCGGATCCTTGGCGCGGCCGATGGCTTCGAGGACCTTGCGCTTGATGCCGTCGAGGCGCTTCCGCTCCTCGTCCTCCTGGCGGTCCTCCTCGTCGCGCTGGACGGGCGCGTACAGGTGAGCCTCGGCAAACTCGGCGGATTCGGACTTGACGACCAGGTCGGCGAACCAGTGCATGCCGCTGGAGTGCGGCAGGCCGTTCTTCCGGATCTGTGCAGGTCTGTCTTTGGCGACGCGGATCGTGGACTTGCCGGTGAGCCCGATGCCGAAGGGGCGCCGGTTCTCCAGGATGTACATCACGCCGTTGAGGCCGTTCAGCTTGTGGACGCCGCCGATGCTGTACCGGCCGCGGTTCTCACTGGACTTGACGACGTGGTCGAGGGTGACGACCGCGGCCCCCGCGTTCATGAGTGGCCGCAGCAGCAGCCGCCCGAACTTGGCGATGTCGGTGTTGTCCTTGAGCTCCAGCCCGAACAGGCTCATGCCTTCGGTGACGCCGTCGACGATCGCCAGCGTGGGGCTGTGCTCCAGCACCAGGGCCAGGTCCAGCAGGTCGATGTCGCTGGGAGTGTTCTCGGGCCGGACGTAGTGGAAGCGCTCGAGGACGTCGTCGGGGTGCGCGCCGAGGCAGAGCAGCCGGCCGACGACGCCGCCCGCGTCGTCCTCAAAGTCGAGGTAGAGGACGTGGTTGCCGTCGTTGATCTCCTGCAGGCAGGCGATCAGGGCGAACCACGTCTTGCCCGCTTCGGACTCGCTGGCGACGCTGTTCATGCGGCCCGGGTAGAACAGGCCGACGCCGTCGTCACGCCGCCCGACGCTGGGCTTCGGCGGCTGGTAGCTGCCGTCGAGGACCGACGCCAGATCCTGTGCCGCCCAGGTGCGCGGCGCGGGCTGTCGTTCCACTGGCTGAGGGGCGGCACCGTCCACGTCGCCCCAGTCGACGGGCGGCTCCTCGCCGTCCGGTCCGAAGTAGGCGTCCATGGCTGCGTCGAAGTCGGTCGTCACGCGACCCACCCCCGGTCGCTCGGGCGGGTAGACGCGCTGTCGAACGAGGCCCTCGACTCCGAGTCCGTCAGGCCCACGGCGGCCGCCGCAGAGAGCAGCCCGACCTCGGCCTCGCGCAGGTCGATGAGGCTCTGCTCGGCGAGCTCGTGAGCCCGGCAGGCGGCGAAGAAGAAGGCGTTGTTGCGGTTGCCCTCGTGCGCGTCCATCACGTGCTGGACGAGGTCGGCGACCGTCCACATACGGCCCCCGCCGGGCCGCTGCTGGTGGCGCTCCATGCTGGGAAACCGGTGGCGCGGTGTGGCGCGGGCCGGGGGGACGACACGGCGCTGCTTGCGCGGCAGCAGCGCGGCCGGCCAGTCGACCGCTGGCGCCACGTAGGCGCCGTCGCCGGCCCACTGGTACCGGCCACCGGAGGAATGCACGGAGGGGGCGAGCAGGATGTAGCCGTTGTGCTTGAAGTCGATGCCGGGCCCGAGTAGGCCAGGCAGTTCGAAGTCGGGTGAGCGGTAGAGGATGTGCAACCCGTCACCACCCGTGAGCTGCATAGTGGTTCCAGGCAGGACACCGACGCGCTTCTCCAGAGCCTGGAGAGATTCGCGACCGCCGTTGCGGGGGTCGATGTCGATGACGGCCCACCCGTTGAGCTTGCAGGGCGCGCCGATGTTGGCGTCGGGTTCCTCGGTCCACCACTTGTGGATGAGGGGGAGGTCGGTGGTAGCGGCCCAGAATCCGTGGCAGGTGGGCGTGCCACACTGGCAGTCCTCGGGGCGGTGCTTGACGTACAGGCTGCTCTGCCGGTCGCAGCGCACGCAGTTGGCGTAGGGGGTCTTGTTCCGCCGAACACGGAAGACCTTGATGCCCGCCTTGGCATAGGTCTCGGCGGCGGCCGGGAGCTTGGCGGGGATACGGAGGCCGACGGTCACGAACTGCTCTCTTCTACGAGCTGGATCAGATGGTTCGTGGGGTGCAGGCGGCCGCCGCCGGGGGGAAGTACGGCGGCCGCCTGCGGTCAGGCGGTCTTGCGCTTCGTGCGGGCGATGTCCTCGGCGGCCGCGGTGATGCGGCTGCACCAGTCGCGGGCAGCGGTGAGGACGCACACGGGGCTGGGCTGCTGCTCCAGGTCGTGGCGGATGGAGTCCAGGACCATCTCGTGGAGGGCCCGCTCCTTCTGTCGCTGCATGTAGAGCTCGTCGAGGTTGGGCTCGGCGGCGCCGAGGGCGTCGAGGTCCGCGGGTTCGTCGACGGGCCACCGGCCCGGGCGCCGCTCGGTCACTTCGCCTCCTGGCGGTGGGCCGGCCAGCCGGGGCCGGGCGGAATCTCAGGCAGACCCTGCAGTGCGCGCGGCGTGTGGGCCGGGCACCGGTGGCCGGGGATGAAGTGGCGGACGTCGTCGACTTCCTTGCAGTGGCGGCCTTTGTCGCCGATCCAGTGGCCGCACTCGGGGCGGTGGGTGTCGTTCACGCTGCCGCCTCCTTGGGCGCGGGCTGAAAAAAGGCGGCCCTGATGGCGGCCCGCTGCGAGTCGGCGAGGGGCGGCGCCTGGTCGACGATCCGGGTAACCCGCTCCCAGTAGCCGGCGGGTCGGGGCGGACGCCCGGGGGCACCCTCGGGCGCCGGCGTGGTGGTCGCCGTGCTCACGCCTGGACCTTGTCGAGGTTCGGGCCGGCGAAAACGGTGACCTCGAAGACATCGGGAAAGAGGCCGGTCGGCAGGCCGAGGTGCTGGGTGATGAGGTACCGGATGTACACGTCGCGGGCTACGTCAGTCGCGTCGGCGGGGGTGTAGATCGTGACGCCGGACTCACGGACGACGATGTAGCCGAAGAACCCAGAGCAGTCGATGCCGGCAAAGTTCGGGGCGTGAGTGTCGATGATGTCGAGCCTGGCGTTGACCTGGGCGATCAGGTCGTTCAGAGGAAGGTCACAGACCTGCTCGGCGGTGAGGCTGGCGGAGATGGCCTGCTCGGGCAGGGTTGGCGACGCCGTTGTCGCCGTGGCAATCTCGTGCATAGAGACGTCTCTTTCCGGCGGCGGCGCTAATGGGGTGGCTAGACCCCGGGCGTCGCCGTCTTGCTGGTTAGCGCTGGTGGTGAGAGCTGTTCTCTGCAGGCGGCGTCGGGTGGCTAGACCCGGCGCCGTCGCCGTTGCCAGGGGTGATGGCGAGGACGCGGAGCATGTCCTCGGTGACTACCCGGACGGTGCGGCCGGCGCGGATGACCTTGCACGGGAACTGATCGGTTCGGACCAGGGCGTATGCCGTCGTCCGACCGATGCCGAAGGCCCGGCCTGCGGTCTCCACGTCGACAGCGGCCGGAAGTGCGAGCAGCTCATCTTGGGTGAGCGGGCCGCGCGCCGTTGCCGTTGTCATGATTCGTGGCACTCCTTGCGGAAGTTGCTTCCTGAGGAAGTGATCCGAGTGTGCGCTCCCGTTTCAAGCCATGTCAAGCCGGGTTGTCTTGTGCGAGCACAAGTCGCGTGCCATCGTTGCTGAATCCTGACAGTCCATGCCGGTCCGTCCGTCACGGTCCGTGCTGGTCAGCAGGGTTCGGTTGGTTCCAGCACAGCTTCCGTGGGAGTCTCGCCGTCATGACACAACCCCCCGCCCCCCCATCCGCCTCCGACTGGGCCGCCCGGCTCGCGCTGTCCGTGGCGCAGGAAGTTCGGCGACACCGTCACGCTCAGGGGCTAAGCGCTCAGCAGCTTGCGGATCGCTGCGCCGAGATCGGCATGCCCATCCAGCGCTCGGTCCTGGCGAACTTGGAGAGCGGCCGCCGCACGACCATCAACCTTGCGGAGGTGCTGGTGCTGGCGTTCGCACTCCAGGTGCCCCCCGGCGTTCTGATGTTTCCGGTCGGATACGAACAAGATGTGGAAGTCCTGCCCGATGCGTGGGTGGAGCCGGCCACCGCTATTGACTGGCTCGCCGGCAACGCCTTCTTCACGACGGAATCCGGGGCGAATGCTTACAGTTCACCTTTGGGGATTGTGCGCTTGCATCAAGATGCAGCAGCTGCTCTGCAACGACTCAAGACCGCGCGAGATAACGCCGTCGGGGAACTGGCACGGGTGGAGGCGCGATCAAGTAAGGAGGCGGCTCTCTTCGAAGTTCGCTCCAAAGAGGCAGGCGAGATTCGTGAGCGCCTCAACGAGATCGCCATCGCCGCGCAGAACCAGCAACCGTATGACGCGGACGAGTCCGAGCGTCTCGCTGAGGCGCATAGCCGCTTGATGCCCGAACTCGAGATGCTGAGTCACGCACATGCCGAGATCAAGCACGCTCACCGACGGGTTCAGTACACGGAAGAACGCCTCCACGCCAAGGAGGCGGAGGTTCGGGAACTGCGTAAGGAACTATCTGATAAAGGTCTCTCCGCGCCGCGCCTTCCGCGCGAGTTTTTGTACATCGATCCCGAGTCTCAGGCCTTTGAAGACATGACGGTCAGGCCGGAAATCTCATTCGCGGATCAGGATGCGAGTGCCACTGGGAGTGCCGCAAGTGCGACTGAAGGAGATGTCGAGTACGAACCCCCCGTGTATGAGGGTGGAGACGTGGACAAGGTAAAGGCGCTAGACCTGCTTAACCAGCTGCGCCCGATGCTTCAGGACACGATCAAACAAGCGGTCGAGAAAGCCTTTGAGGAGCGAGAGCAACGCAAGGAGTGACGCATCGCGGGTTACAGATCACCGCTTCCAGTCGAACACGACGGCGTCGTAGTCGAAGTAGCCACCGTCGGGCATGCGCCCAGGGCGCGGCGTCTTCAGGGTCACCTCGACCAGGGCTCGCAGCACGTTCCGCTTCTGCTCCAGCTCCAGTGCCTTCCACGCCTTTCGCACGTCCGGCGCCCCCACCAGGCCGACGAGCGGATCCTGCATCGCGGCCTTCGCCAGCTGCTTCGTCACACCCTCCAGCTGCGCCCGGGCGGTGTCGGTGCCCTCGGTGAACTGGACCATGCTGATCTGCCCAGCGCCGAACATCCCGGCGAGGTCGGTCATGCGCCGGCGGATCTGCTCGCTCTCCGCCTGCAGCGCGGCGACGTCCACCTCGGTGCCGGTGGGCAGCAGCAGATCGTGGGCGTCTGGCCTGGACAGCCGCTCGACGATGACGTCCTCCACGTACTGGTCAACGACCTCGGCCCGCCGCCCGCCGCCGTGCCCTGTCTGGCACCGGTAGCTGGGGAACCGGCGGCCACCGGACTGGGTGACGTACACGAACTGGTCGCACTGGCCGCGGCCGCACCGGTAGAGGATTGATCCCAGCCATTTCGGCTGGGCGCCCGGCGTCGTCGTCCGGGCTGGGTTCGTCAGGATCGCCACGACCGCGCGGAACTTCGTCTCCTCGACGATCGCTTCCCACTGCCCGCGGCCTACCTCCTCGCCCCGGTACACGGCGATGCCGGCGTTCCTCGGGCGCAGCAGCATGTCCCGCATGTCGGTGTGGGTGATCGGGTTGCCCCTGGTGGTGAGCAGGCCCTTGTCGGCGCACCACTTCACCAGGCCGCGGATGGATCCGCCGGCCAGGATCGTGTCCGTCCAGTACCGCAGGGCGTCGGCCTCCTCGGGCACGGCCTTGGCCATGTCGAGGACAGGCTCCTCGGTCTCCTCGCCGGTCTTCCGGTCGACCTTCTTCTTCGTCTCCTCGGTGGGCACGCCCCACCCGAACGGGCGGATGCCGCCGGCCCACTCGCCTGCCATGGCCCTCTGTCGACGCGCGCGGGCCACGCGCTCGCCCTTGTGCTCGGACTCGTGCCGGGCCACGGCGCCGAGGATGCGTGCGGTCATTCGGCCGGACGGGGTGGACAAGTCGATCGGCCCGGCCTGGCAGGTGTGGGTGTTGACGCCCCGCCGCTCGGACAGGTCGATGTATTCCTCGAGCTCGGTGGGGGAGCGGTGCAGGCGGTCGGTGTGCCAGGCGATAACGACGGTGGCCGCGCCCTCGTCCAGGTCGCCGAGCATGCGGCGGTAGTCGGGGCGCTTCTTCCCGCTGTAGGCGGAGAGGTCGTTGTCGACGTAGGTCTCGACCACCTCCCACCCGTTGCGCTCGGCAAGGGCCTCGCAGTCCTCGCGCTGCCGGTCGACGCCGAGGTGCGCGCCGGTGCGGTCCTGGCTGATGCGGAGGTAGATGACTGCGCGCGTCCGGGCGCCCCCCGTTTGGGTGGTCTTCAT